CAACAATATATTAGTGAATAATCATAATATTATGTCCTGTTATCGGTAAGTGTATGACTGTCTTAGGATGGCGCTTACAAGTGAGGAACTTATGTGTAATTCAAATCAAGATTTTGTGCATCTTCATGCACACACTCATTTTTCAATACAAGACGCTTTACCCACTCCATCAAAATATGCATTAAAAGCAAGAGAAATGGGTTTTAGAGCTACAGCAATTACAGACCATGGAAAAATGGGTGGTGCTGTTGAATTTGTTGAAGCTTGTCGCACCAAAACAGACTTCGATCCTATCAAACCTATCATTGGTATTGAAGTATATACGTGTCCAGATCGTTTTGACAAATCTAAAACTGAAGATGGTAGAAGACGTAAACTTAATCATTTGACACTTCTTGCTCAAAATGAAGTTGGTTATAAGAATTTACTTTCCTTGTCTGCTCTAGGTAATGATCCAGATGCTTTTTATTACTCTCCTCGTGTTGATTGGGGATGTATTGAAAAGCATAGTGAAGGTGTTATTGCTTTATCTGGATGTCTTGCTTCTGAACTCAATCAAGCATTAATCAAAGAAGAATTTGACACAGCAGATAGTGTTGTCAACAGATTTAAGAATACCTTTGGTGATAGATACTTTGTAGAACTTCAATATCATAAAATTGAAGAGCAAAAACACAACATGCAGCATCTTTTAGATTATGCATCTAAATATGATGTCAAAACTGTTGCTTCGAATGATGTTCATTATCTTGATCGCTTAGATTGGCAGTTACATGATGTCTTAATTCAAATGAGAGATCAAAGAGACAGCAGAACTGGAGATAAGAAGTCCGGTAAACGAGAAGCTTACGGTTCTCATCAGTTTTACTTAAAATCTTACGATGAAATGAATAGGATTTTTGGAAGCATACCTGAAGCTTTGAAAAACTCTGTCTTGATATCTGAAATGGTAGAAGACTTTTTCAAACTAGATGTCCCCCACTTACTCCCTCCAGCTCGTATTCCAAAAGACAATGAAGAGTTCAATAGATTTTGGAAAACAAATCTTCCTTATCATCATGCTAACGAAGCTTATCTTGCTTACCTGACATTTAAGGGTTTGAAGCAAATGGGTTTAGATAATCGTACATATTTATCTAGATTGAACAATGAGCTCAAGCAGATTTGGTATATGGGTGTTACTGACTACTTCTTGATACAACGCGAGATGGTGGAATTCATGAAAGGTAGATCCATCAACTTTGGTATTCGTGGAAGTGGTGTTGGATCTCTTGTAAATTTCTGTCTTGAAGTTTGTAATGTTGATCCTGTACGTTGGAACTTGATGTTTGAACGCTTCTTGAACCCTGGACGTGGAACTCAATACAAAATTGATATTTCTGAGTTTCCTGTATCTCAGTTTGTTGATGAATATGGTGACATGGATCAAATTCCATACACTAAAAAACTACGTAAACTTGCTAATCAATGGCTGCAATATAATCCAGATTATATGGAATATGAACCTGCTATTGAAAAAGAATTATGGGTGTTAGAAAATCAAGGGCTGTCATCTTATGTTTTTGGATTATCAAAATTAGGTATCAAGTCAAAACACAATGATAATAATCTTTGGACAGCATACATCACTGGAATTACTGATGAAATTCCAGAGGGCAGTCTAAAGGTTTCTAAGATTGCAGCACTTCCTGACGTTGATACTGATATTGATGATTCACTTAGATCTGAAGTTATTGATTGGACAAAAGAACGATTTGGTGATGACAAGGTAGCTCAGATCGGCACTTGGGGTAGATATGGTGCTAAAGCTGCTGTTGTTGGATCTTTAAAAGCAAGTGATAGATTTGTTGAAAAACATGGTGACATCGCTCATAGTGAAGCTTTGAAGATATCTGCATTAATCTCAAAACGTCCAGGAACAACAATTGAAGAAACTATTAAGGAAAATCAAGAGTTCACGTATTTTTATCGTATGTGGAAAGATGAGATTGACAATGCGATACATCTCGTTGGTACTATCTCCAACTTTGGTGTACATGCAAGTGGTGTGCTGGTGTCTAGTGAGCCTATTTATTTACATGCTCCTATAGAAAACTCTAAGGGAAACTTGTGTTCAGCATATGACATGAAAAATGTTGAACGTATGGGACTTGTTAAGTATGACTTTCTTGGATTAGCAGCTTTCCAACAAGTTTCTATTTGCTTGCAACATATCAAGAGATTACATAACAAAACTATTGACTTTAAGAAAATAAATCTTGAAGATCCTAAGATTTTTAAGAATATTTATGCAAGAGGAAAAACTGCTTCTGTTTTTCAGTTTGCATCTAAAGGCATGCAACAAGCTCTTAGGGATGTTGATGCTTCTAGTATTGAAGATTTGATTGCTGTTGCTGCTTTGTATCGTCCGGGTCCTATGGATTATATTCCCCAGTATGCAGAAGGAAAAAGAAATCCTCATGCTGTTAAGTTTTCTCATCCTATTATTGAGAAGAATATGGCAGTTACTTATGGGATTATGGTTTATCAGGAACAAGCTATGCAAATGGCTCGTGATATGGCTAAATTCACATGGGTAGAAGTTGATAAGTTACGTAAAGCTATTTCTAAAAAATCAGGTAAAGATTTTGATGATGCTTGTAACTTATTCAAGACTAAAAGCTTAGAAAACCAAATTGATCCAGAAGTTGTTGATGAAGTATTAGCACTTATGGCAAAATTCGGAGGATATGCATTTAATAGAAGTCACGCATGCTCATATGCTCTTTTATCTTATTACACTGCTTATTTACGTAATTACTACCCATCTGAATGGTTAGCAGCATGTATTCAGGTTGATAGATTAGATGAAGATAAGCTAGCTGTCTTATTAAAAGAATGTTCACAAGATAGGATAGTAGTCAAGGAACCTAACGTAAATGAATCTGGTGTTGAAACTAGTGTCAATAAGAAAGGTGAAATCTTACTACCATTATCTACAATCAAGGGTGTTGGAACAAGAGCAGTAGAAATTATTGAACATCAACCTTACACAGATGTCAAAGATTTCTGTTATAGGGCTCGTCCAAATCGAGGTATGGTTGCTGCATTAGCTGAAAAAGAAGCTTTGTCTTGTTTAACTGATATTGATCAATTTGAATTTTTTGAAGACTTTATGGAGCATTGGGATCAGTTAGTGGCTCAACGTACAAAAGATGAAAAAAATGCACAAAAATTGAGTAGATTGAAAGACAGAAATTCTTTGTCTCTTGAGGATATAATGAACAAGACAAAAAGAACTGTCGCTGATGATAAAACAGAAGATATCACAAATCTTTTAGATGACGAAATATTTGATTGAGGAATAGCATGAACTTTGATGAACTAGACAATTTTTTATCAGATACGTCTTTCTCTGATGAGACGGATGATAATTTTAAAGAAGAGAATGCTATTGTCGTAGCATCTATAGATTGGTCTCCAATGCCTGAAGCAGTTTCTTGGCAAGATCCTAACTTTGCAAAGGAAATTGTTGGAAGATTAAGGGGAGTTACTGAAGAAAGCTTTGCTAAAGAAGTTGCTCTTTGGCAGCAAAGCATCAATATGCTTCCTCATTATGATGAGATTGCAATAAGAAATGAAATTCGAAATTGGGATATGTCTATTCCAAATAATGGATTTGATTTTCAAGATTTTGCTTTAGCTTATTCTCTTCAGGTTCAATATAGAAACAGATTGACTGAAATGATTTCTATTGTTCATGCTCATTATGAAATGATTTCTCAAGCTCATAAAACTTTAAAAGAAATGGCTGTCAAGCTTGCTACTGGAACAGCTGTAGACAAAAATGGGATAGCAACATTTACTGTTCATCCCATCCTATTTCCAGCAACTCACTCAAAAAGAATGCTGGATTATTTGAACAATGTCCTTAGAAATATTGATTTTAGTGCTTCTCAAATGGATAGATTGTTGAGAGAACATCAAGCGTTGTCTAGAATTAATCAGACAGCTAATAATGAAGGTTCTTCATCTATGTATTCAAGGGATCATAGTTCGTTTAATCAGTATAATAAAGACAGTGTTCAAGTAAAAACGAGAAATAATAGAATTTCCTAAAATTTCTCTTGCTAAAACCAAAAACATCATATAAACTAAATCATAAGTGAAAGAGCCCTGTGTGCTCTTAAATGGAGAAAATAAATGATTCGTCGTGTATCCCCAAATCGGATGATCCTATCCGCTACATCTGCTCCTAAGCAGCAGAATTCATTTCCTAAGCTGCAAGATATTCTCGTTGACCTCAGTGTCAAGAATAGTCCTAAAGTAGTTCGCAAGCTGAAACTTGTTGGTGATCCTTACATGTTTGTAGAATTCACTGATAAGCAGTATGTTCCTAATCCTACCAATGACCCAAACCTTCGTGGTAAGACTGTCGCAGTTCCTTTTCCAGATGCTCACTTGAACAAGAAGTTCAATCGTATTGGACATGAAGATCCTTCCCAGTGTCCTTGGAAGAAGATGGGTTATGTTGGTGTAACTCAATATGCTCAGAATGTTCTTGAAATGCAAGAAGATGGTTCATGGACAGTTAAGATCCTCAAGAAGGGTAAGAGCATTTTCAATAAGATTGCTCAAGACATCGCAGAAAATTATAATGATGATACCAATGACGATGGTGATGGTCGTCATTATGGAACTCGCAGTGCTCCTTGTGTTCGTATCACTGCAGAAGCTACAGGTAAGCAACCACCTTTGAGTGTTAACTACACTGTTGCTTACGACAAGAAGCCAACATATATTGATGATGATATGATTGAGCTTTTGCGCAAAGCTGGTGAACCTACTCCTGATGATCTTATCAAAGAGCGTAAGAGCTATGAATATGATTCAAAAGAAGATCCTTATATGCCAGCGTGGGAAGATTTCTACACATATGGATATCCATTGAATAAAATCTTCAAGTTTGATGCTATTCGTTCTGATGAAGAAACAGAGACTGTTTCTGTTCCAGCAAAACAAAAGTATGTTGAAGCTGAGATTGAACCAGTTGTTGACTTTGCTTTGACCAAGAAGGCTCGTCCTGTTCAGGAAGATGATGATGAACCAGTAGTTCCTGTAAAACCTACTCGTGCTAAGGTAGTTGTTGAAGAGGAAGAAGACGATGATGCTGGTTATCAGGTAAAACCACCTGTCAAAGCTGCTCCTAAGCGTCTTCCTGTAACTATTGATGAAGATGAAGATGATGAAGATGGTTCAACCATGGGTTGGATTGGTAAGTAGTCATTGACATAAGGGATGGGAGAAATCCCATCCTTTTTTCATTATAAAGGGTAAAAAATATGGCACGAAAAGAATTAAACGAAGTAATCGATAAAGATCAAGAAAGATTATTGAAACAAAAACTCAAGTCTTTAGGAATTGATGAGAAATGCGTCAAAAGTGGAGATATTGAGAATATTGAATTTATTCCAACTGGTGTTTTTGAAGTAGATTCAATTTTGGGTGCTGGTATGGGAATTCCTACTGGTACTTTGATTGAATTTTGTGGCGAATCTCAATCTGGAAAAACATGGTTGGGATATAAGTTGATGGCAGAAGCTCAAAAGCAAGGCAAGAAGTGTGCTTTTTTCAATATAGAGAACTCGTACTATCCTTTACGTGCTTTATCTTGTGGTGTTAACACTGCACAACTTCTTCTTGTTGAAAATGTTGGCTCTGCAGAAAAGTATGGTGAGTTGTTAAAGTTTATGGTTGAAACCGGAGATTACTCAATAATTGTTGTTGATTCAATTTCTGCCATGATACCAAACGATGAACTTGAGAAGTCACTTGAACAAGTACAGACTATTGGTCTCCATGCAAGATTTGTAAAGCGTCTTACAAAAGATCTTACTGCAAAAACAGCTTCATCAGGAACTATTGTTGTTCTTATCAATCAGCTTTACATGGGTGCTGGTGTAATGCCAGGAACTATGACAAAGACTGCTTCTGGTGGTAATGCTATGAACTACTTTACTCACATGCGTCTTTGGATTAATAAGATTAATGGTGCTGCTGGACAAGTTACCAAAAAAGATGCAGAAGGTAAAGACGTAATTATTGGTGGTAAGAGCAAAGTTCTTGTCATGAAAACTCGCTATGGTCAACCTGGTGTTACTGGTGAGTTCAAGATTATGTTCACTGATGATGAAACTACAAATCCAGTAGATGAATTCCTTTACAAAGCTAAGGCTAAGGGATTTGAATATATCAAGGAAATTCGTAAGAAATTTATTTATACGAATACTGATACTGGGGAAGTTGTTGAGTCTAAAGATCCATACGAATTCTGTAAGCTTTTGATGGATCAAGCTGCACCACTCAAACGTACTCGTGGAGATATGTCCACAACTGCATTTGAATATCTTTGTGGAAGATTGAAAGTTCTTGGTAAACCATTAGCTGATCTTATGGAAGCTATTCAAAAAGGTCCTTCTCTTGATGAAATAGATGAAGATGATGATGGTGGTATATCTTTTGACGATGCTGCAAAAGCAATGTTGGATTAAACAAAAATCCCCTCGAAAGAGGGGATTTTTTATTGTATTCATTTTTTAAACATTTCTTCTTGCATTTTTTTTATTTCAGTATCAGACATTTGACTAACTGGCTTACCTTTAAAATAGTATTGCTTTGTTTTGTTGTCATAGTAAAAAGCATTTGGTTGAATATTAGGTTGTCCAACGGGTGCTTGAGTAGTAGTTTGAGGTGTAGGAACTTGAGGTCTAGTTGGTTGCTGTGGTAAAGCTTGAGGTTGAAAAGGTCTTTGTTGTTGCATCATTGGGTATGCAGCTTGTTGAACTGGATACTGTTGATATTGAACTGGATATTGTGGATACTGTTGATATTGTGGGTAGATAGGATACGCATAAGGATAAGGTTGTGCTACTGGCACTGCAGCTTCTTTGACAAACTGGCTGTGTAGCTTTTTTGACTCAATAAATCTTCCGTTATTTTCCAGTTGACTTATTTTCACATGCAATCTTTCGAGTCTTTTTAAATTTTTCATTACATTTTCCAAATATTTGACTATCTTATTTTTCTTTCATTGTTTTTTACTGTCCTTGTGATATGATATTAATCATGTCTTATCGTGAACAGAGCTACGAACAATTCATAAGAAATTACAAAGAAAATAATTTTGTTCAAAGTTATTATAAAACTAGACACCTATCAAATAAACTACTAGAAGAACAACTTATTGGTTTTTGTCCAATATTTAGTAGATATGAGTTTCCTTTGCTCAGAGGGAGACTAATTGTTCCTATATATGATGTTCACGATAATTTATTAGCTCTTGCTGGTAGACAAATACCAGAACTAAAAGATCAAGTTTACAATGCATTCTGGGAAGTCTTTGGACATGAACCAGCTAAATGTCAAGACAGAATTAATAAATGGGTAAAAGGTAAGTGGCTCAATGAACCTTACCAAAGAAACAAGAATTTATTTTTTCTCAACAAAGCAAAAAATTACGCAAGAGAGAAAAACTATCTTTTATTAGTTGAAGGATACTTTGATGTGTATTCTTTTTATGACAACGGATTATGCAATATTAGCGCATTGTGTGGTACTTCTATATCTGAGTATCAAATAGTACTAGCATCTCGATATTGTGATAATCTTGTGCTTATTATGGATAGTGATGATGCTGGTAATATTGCTGCTAAAAAAATCATTGAAAAAATCACAGAACTAGAAATGAATGCTTTTCAAGTCATTCTTCCCTCTGGTATGGATCCTGATGATTTTGCAAAGAACTATGATTTGGACTTTCTTGATAAAGCTGTTCAAGATATGATCCAGTCAAATAAAAAGAAATTGATTATTAAGGGTTGATATGAATAAGATTGAAACTGTTTGGAAAATGAAAGATTATGAAGTAGCTGTTGTAAGAGAGCTTGCTTATGATCTAGAAATACCATCTTCTGTAGCTCATGTGTTAGCTAGTAGAAATATTACAACTGTCTCGGAAGCAAAGAAATTCTTTAACTTAAATCTTTCTAAAATTCATAACCCTTATTTACTTCCAGACATTCAAAAGGTATTGAATAGATTTAATAAAGCAATTGATAATCAGGAAAAGATTTTTGTTTGGGGAGATTATGATGTAGATGGAATTACTTCTACTGCTATTGTTGTAACTGCTTTAAACAAAATGGGTGCGAACTTTGAATATAAAGTTCCACATAGGATGGAAGATGGTTACGATATTAAAGTTCATTCAGTCGATCAAGCTATCAATGCTGGAGCACATTTATTGGTTTCAGTTGACTGTGGGATTGTTGCATTTGAAGCTGCTGAGTATGCTAAAACAAGAGGGATAGACCTAATCATCACTGATCACCATCATCCTTCTCATGATGGAAAAATACCTGACTGTATTGGTGTTGTTAATCCTAATAGAGATGATCCCAACTATGCTGGTGAACATTTCAAGAGTTCAGATCCAGATTTTGCAAGATATCCATTTGATGCTTTAGCTGGATGTGGTATTGCTCTAAAAGTCATGTTAGCTCTAGCTGACAGCAGAGGATTAGATGTTCATGAATTTTTAGATGATTTAGTAGAATTTGCAGCGTTAGGAACTGTTGCTGACGTTGCTCCTATGATTGATGAAAATAGAGTGATTGTTAGTTATGGTTGCAAGAAATTATCTGACAGCAAAAAACCTGGAATTAAGGAACTACTACGTATAGCAGGAGTGAAAGAAGTTACCACTACTTCTATTGGATTTCAAATAGGTCCAAGAATTAATGCTATTGGAAGATTAGCTGATAGTGGAACAGCTCTTAGTCTTTTACTTGCTGATAATGATGTTATTGCAGCTAATCTTGCAAATCAATTGAACAATGCAAATATTAAAAGACAAGAACAACAAGAAGTTGCTATCCAACAAGCTATAAAACATGTCGAAGAACAATATGACTTAGAGAGAGATCATATTATTGTTATTGGTATGGAAGAATGGCACCCAGGATTGATAGGTTTGATTGCTGGCAAAATTGCTGAGATGTACAACAAGCCTACTCTTGTGTGTTCAATTAAGAATGATGGATATGCTAAAGGATCTTGCCGTTCAGTAAGAGATTTTAATATTCTTGATGCTCTCAAGTCAGAAGAAGCTTGGGCATTGTTCAAAAAGAGAGCAGATGGATCTACTGTTTGCGGAGGACACGCTTTTGCTGCAGGTTTTGAACTTGCAACAAAAAATATTCCAGCAATGCGTCAAGCTCTTAATAAGTATGCTGAAAATATAATTGGAGAACCTATCAAAGAAAAGTTGATAGAGATTGATGCCAAAATGATGTTTTCGGAGCTTAATCTTAAGACTTATATTCAACTAGCTAAACTATCCCCATTTGGTTCTATGAATAACAACCCAATATTCTTATCTAGAAGTTTAGTTATTCATGAAATAAAGTCTCTCTCTGGTGGTAAGCATGCAAAGTTTAAGTTTACGAATGGAGAGAAAATGTGGATCCCCGCAAATGCTTGGAGAAAAGGTCATCTTTGTGATGAATACAAGGTTGGAGACAAAGTTGATGTCGTTTATACCCTGGATATTGACACTTGGGGTGGTAATAACAGCCTAACGATGCTTTTAGAAGATATAAAGCGCACTGAGTGATTTACATTTAATTATTTTTTTACTATAATACAATATCATTTAGGAGGAAACGGAGTGACCGATGATATTGTAAAGCAAGCAAAAATAGCTACACAGGAAAATCTAGAGAAAGCAATTCTTAGATATCAAGATTCTTTATTGTCTGGAAATAAGTGGAGGATAGATAGGTGTTACAAAGAAGTTTGTAAGCTTTATCCTCCCTATTTGCACATGCAAGAATGGTGGAGCCAGTATCACTATTTATATGATTCACAAGAAGATTTTGCATCTGATTACATTAAAATCTTTTGCAATGTATTATCTAATTGGAAACCTAGAAATACAAGAAAAGTTTCTAGATATGGTGGTAGTGGTGAATTCAAGAATTATTTTATTGGAGCATTGCAGCACAACTATATCAATCTAGTAAAAGCTGATAATGCTGGTAAAAGAAATCCTACTCAAAAATGCCCCGTTTGTGAAAAATGGGTCAATCCTTTATCCACTCATATCCTTCATCACCATGCTGATATTTTATGGAAACATTTAATAGATACTGGTATTGTTCTTGAAGAAGTTGAAAGATGTCCATTTTGTAAATCACATAAAATGCCAAGATCTTATGAATGTTTAGAAAATTGTGAACATAAAAAAGATGGCGCGTGTGTAGAATGCATCATAGTACAAAGAACTGCAATTATCAAAAAACATATTTTATCCAAGCATTCATCAATGCTTTTTCAAAAGTTCAACGAACTTTTTCCAGATTATCAAACAGTTTCTCCAAGAGCTTTAAGCGTTTATCTTCCTGAAGAAAATGATGGAGATGATGTTTGCTATTATGACAATATCAAAGACGATAATAAAATTCATTCTTTACTAAGAATTAGTATGTCTACTGTCGAATCGAAAATATTACAACACATTCTCAATGGCAATTCAAAACTCAAATTTGACCCCAAATTATACGATTGTACATCTACGGAGTTCTACAATGCTGTAGAAAATATAAAGAACAAGATGTCTCTTGTTGGTATTGAAGGAAACTAAAATGGAAAAAATTGAAGACCCTGTGAGCACTGTAATCACAAATGATAAACAAAAGACTTTAGCAAATGACCCAAGGATCTTAAGGGCTCGAGGAGGAGACCCTAATGACCCCGATGCTAGTAGGAGACCAACAGACCCAGTTGGATTAAGTAGAAGTATTTTGCATGTTTTAAGGGACCATGAATATGTTAGAATACTTTCGGTAGGTCCAACAGCTCTAAGCTCAATTATGTCTGCTTTTAGGCTAGCTTCTAGAGAGGTTGAAAGCTTAACTAATGGAAGTGTTTTAGTTTGTAGACAAAGCGAATATAATGCTGAAATTGCTGGTAAGAAAACTAAAGGCATTTCAACTAGAATTTTTGCTATTGATATCAAATTTGCATTATAAAAAATGAACAAATCTGCTTGGGTTAAAGAGAAAACTAAATTTTTATCAGATTATTTTAATAAGAAAAATGATGGAAATATTAACGTAAATATTCAGGAAGTATTACCAGTAACAGAGAATAAAACTATTGCTACTAACGCTTCTTGGAATGAGCTTTTAGATGCAAGCAGGAACTTAAATCCAACACTTGCGTTTTCGTCTTTGGACGCTACATTGAGCGGTTTTCGTGTTAATAATAGTCTAGCTCAAAACATTCTAGATAAAGCATTCAACAAACGTGTGAATGAAATAATTGATGAACTTGAACTAGACTATTCTAATAGAGAAGATATCCGAGAATATGTTTTAGATTATATTATGTCGCAAAGGTTATATAGTAAAAAGTTTTATGAACTTATAAAAAAGATCAAAAATTTGGATACACTTAACTTGCCAATAAGCAATTAATACCTCATACTCAAATAGGAAGGGATAGAAAATATCTGATAGATTTCTTTCAGGTATTTTTTATTGTCGAAAAATTATGGAAAAGATACTGCAAGAGAATAAAAATAGGTTTGTTCTGTTCCCAATTGAACATCATGACATTTGGGATTATTACAAGAAAGCACAACAAGTTTTCTGGACTGCTGAAGAAATTGATTTAGCACAAGACCTCACTGACTGGGAAAAACTAAATGAAGGAGAACAGCATTTTGTCAAGCATGTTTTGGCATTCTTTGCTGCATCTGATGGAATTGTTAATGAAAATTTAGCAGAGAATTTCGTTGCTGAAGTACAGTATACAGAAGCAAAGTTTTTCTATGGTTTTCAAATCATGATGGAGAACATTCACTCCGAAACATATTCTCTTCTTATCGATACTTATATTAAGGATAAAGAAGAACAGAACCACTTGTTTAATGCGATTGATACCGTTCCTGCTGTTCAAAAGAAAGCAGAATGGGCTCTCAAGTGGATTGGCTCTGAATCATTTGTTGAGCGTTTAATTGCTTTTGCAGCTGTTGAAGGTATCTTTTTCTCTGGATCTTTCTGCTCTATTTTCTGGTTAAAGAAGCGTGGTTTAATGCCTGGTCTTTCTTTCTCTAACGAACTGATTTCCCGTGATGAGGGATTGCATACAGACTTTGCAGTTCATCTTTACAAGCATCATATTGAGAACAAACTATCCCGTGAGCGTATTCTTGAGATTATTGATTCTGCTCTTACTATTGAGAAAGAATTTATCACAGAAGCATTACCTGTTTCTTTGATTGGCATGAATTCAGAACTTATGAAACAATATCTTGAATATGTATCTGACCGTCTTTTGATGGATTTGGGCATAGGGAAGATATACAATAAAGAAAATCCTTTTGACTTTATGCAAAACATTGCATTACAGAACAAGACAAACTTCTTTGAGAAGCGTGTTGCAGACTATGTAAAGAGTGGTGTTGGAGAAGTTCAAGAGCAAATTTCATTTGATGAGGACTTTTAAGTATGGATATCGTAAAGCGTAATGGTAGTTCTGAACCACTTAAATTAGAAAAGATTTCTTCACGTATCAAGAAGCTTACATATGGATTGAACGAACGTGTTGATCCAGATATTGTAAGCACTAAGGTTGTTTCTGGACTTTACGATGGTGTTTCTAGTGCAGAACTTGATCAATTAAGTGCTGAGACTGCAGCATCTATGGTCACTGTACACCCTGATTTTGGGAAGTTAGCTGCTCGTATTGCTATCACTGCTCTATACAAGAATGTTGAAAAAGATTTTTCTGTAATAGCAAAGAAGCTTTATGACTACATCAACCCAAAGACTGGGGATAAGGCTGGCATGATTTCTGATGAGGTCTATGCTGTAATCCAGAAATATTCTCAAGAATTAGATGCAATGATTGTTCACGATCGAGATTTTAATTTTGATTATTTCGGTTTTATGACATTGCGTAAATCATATCTCCTTAAGATTGATAATGAATCAGCTGAAACACCACAACATCTTTATATGAGAGTTGCTGTTGGTATTTGGCGTGATAACTTGGAAATGGTTCAAAAGACTTACGACATGCTTTCTCAAGGTCTTTTTACTCACGCAACTCCAACTCTTTTCAATGCTTCAACAAATCGTCCTCAACTTTCATCCTGTTTCTTGCTTGATATTGATGAGGATAGTATTCCAGGTATTTATAAGACACTATCAGACTGTGCATTGATTTCTCAGTCTGCTGGTGGAATTGGTATCAACATTCATAAAATTCGTGCTAAGGGAAGCTATATCAAAGGCACTAATGGATATTCTAATGGCATTATCCCAATGCTCAAGGTATTCAATGAGACTGCACGTTATGTTGATCAAGGTGGTGGAAAGCGCAAGGGTTCAATTGCTGTTTATCTTGAACCATGGCATGGTGATGTCTTTGATTTTCTTGAGCTTCGTAAGAATCAAGGTAAAGAAGAATTACGTGCAAGAGATCTCTTCTTAGCTCTTTGGATACCTGACTTATTCATGAAGCGTGTAGAAGCAGATGGAAATTGGTCATTGTTCTCACCTGATCAAGTTCCAGGATTAATTGACGCATACGACTCTCCAGACCATAAAGCTTTTACTGAACTTTTTGAGAAGTATGAAGCAGAAGGTAAGGCACTCAAGACTATCAAGGCTCGTGAATTGTGGGAAAAGATTCTAGATTCACAAGTTGAAACTGGTACTCCTTATATGCTTTACAAGGATTCGTGCAATTACAAAAGCAATCAAAAAAATCTTGGAACAATCAAGTCTTCAAATCTCTGCACTGAAATTATTGAGTACACAGACAAGAATGAAACTGCAGTATGTAATCTTGCTTCTATTGCTTTGCCAAAGTATGTAATTATTCCAACTGGTAAAGTTCGTGAGAAGGATAAGAAGTTACGCAAGTATGATTTCAAGTTCCTATATGACGTTGTGTATCAAGCAACAGTTAATTTGAATCAGGTTATAGATGTAAATTTTTATCCTACACCTGAAACAAAAAACTCTAACCTTAAACATCGTCCTATTGGTTTAGGTGTCCAAGGATTAGCTGATACTTTTGTCATGATGGGATTACCATTTGAATCAGAAGAAGCAAAGAAATTGAATAAAGATATTTTTGAAACAATTTACTTTGCTGCTCTTACTGCATCTAAAGATTTAGCTAAGCAACATGGGTCTTATGCATCTTTTGAAGGATCTCCAACATCTCAAGGTTTATTACAATATGACCTCTGGGGACTTACTGAAAATGATCTTTCCGGTATGTGGGATTTTTCAGCACTCAAAGAAGAAATCAAGCAATTTGGTTTGAGAAACTCTTTATTAGTTGCTCCAATGCCTACAGCTTCAACAGCTCAAATTCTTGGAAATAATGAGTGTTTTGAGCCTTTCACTACCAATCTCTATAAGCGTAATACTTTGAGTGGTGAATATGCTGTAATCAACAAGCATTTAGTAGAAGATCTTGTCAATCTTGGTATCTGGAGTGACAATGTTAGACTGAAATTGTTTAATGAGAATGGTTCAGTTCAAAACATCCCTGAAATTCCAACTGAGATTAAGGAAGTTTACAAGACAGTCTGGGAAATGAAGGGTAAGTCTATTCTTGATATGGCTCGTGATCGTTCATACTTTATTGATCAATCACAATCATTGAACATGTTTATGGCTGAACCTACTGCATCTAAACTTTCTTCTGCTCACATGTATGGATGGAAATTAGGATTGAAGACCGGAATGTACTATCTCCGTGTTAAACCTAAGGCACAAGCATTGAAGGGACTTGGAATTGATCTCTCTAGTGCATCTATCCAAGAAGTAGAGAAACCTAAAGAAGTAGAGCAAATGAAGGATTTTAATCCTGATGAATTTACTGCTAAAGTGTGTTCTCTGGACAATCCAGATTGTGAAAGCTGCGGAGCGTAAATTTACAAATCAAACTAAAAAGGGTATATATTCTTATATACCCTTTTTTGGTTTAAAACTATGAGTAAATTTGTTTATGTTCTGTCAAATGAAAGCATGCCTGGGACTTATAAGATTGGAAAAACGTCTGATATAAAAACCAGACTTAAAGACTTAGACTCTACATCTAATCCAACACCTTTTAAAGTTGAAATTCTTTTTGAGTGTGAAGATCATGATTACGTTGAAAAGAAAATGCACAAAATTTTTAACGATGTAAGAATTAGAAATAATAGAGAATTCTTCAGAGCAAATCTACCTTCTGTAAAAAAAGCTTTCACATCTTTTGAAGGAAAGATAGTCAAATATGAACCGCAAGTCAATTCAAATAACAAGACAATAAATCAAAAAAAAATTGATGCTAGTTCATTATCTATTGAAGAAAAAATAATTGCTATTCGTAATCTTCAAAAAAACGGACAATCAATAAAAGAAATTGCTAAACAACTATGTGTATCAACAAGCACGATTTATAATTACATGCAAAGATTATGAATATTAGCACTACAGAATAAAGACATGGTAAAATGATTATATGGCAAAACCTACAATAAGAGAAGTAAAAATTTTAGATGCAGTACTGAAGGAAGATGAAGGTACTGATGATGAGCCAACCATTATTCAGTACATTTGGTTGCAACTTCAAGATGTAAAATCTGAAAGAGTGTATACTGCATCATTGTCACTAGATGATATAAAAGAACTTACAAACATGGATAGATATCTCGAGGGTAGAGAATTAATCAATTTTACGATTGCTCTCAAGAGTAGAGAACATCCATTATCACTTGTATTCAATCCAGATGAGGGAGAGATTACAGCAGATATGATCAAGAATGAGGAAGGAATATAATATGGCAGGATCAGGTAAAGGACAAGTTACAATTAATGGACCAATCGGCCCTAAAGCAACAGTTGAAATTAAAGCTTTTCGTGAGGGAGCAGTAATCCCAAAGAAAGCAACAGAAAGTGCTGCAGGATATGATCTTTGTGCTTGGTTGAAAGATTCATATGATGAGCAAACTCTTATTGCTCCACATTCGACCATGATTGTCCCAACTGGATTGAATGTTAATATCCCCAATGGATATGAAATTCAAATTCGTCCTCGTTCAGGACTAGCTGCTAAATTTGCAGTTACTGTTCTCAACACTCCTGGAACTATTGATTCTGATTATTGTGGTGATGGTGAAGACTTTGAGCTTAAGGTTATTCTAATCAACCATAATAAGATCCCATTTTCAATCAAGCATGGTGACCGTATTGCACAGATGGTAGTAGCAAAGTTAGCTGCACATGATCTTGTTGAAGTAGAAGAATTTAGCACAATTGATAAAACTTCTCGCAAGGGTGGTTTAGGTTCAACTGGCATTTCAGACAAAGGTGGATTTGATGGATCATAATATTGACCAAGCTACCAAGAACTATACTATTTTTTGCGATTTAGATGGAACTCTCTGGGAACAGGGAGATCCAACTGAAATTGCAAAACCTGGATATCAACCAAAGATTATTCATGGAACTGTAGATAAAGTTCGTGAGTGGGACAGTAAAGGATATAAAATTATTCTTACTACTGGACGTAAAGAAAGTTTACGAGATGTAACAGTTAAGCAGCTTTCTTTTGCTGGAATTGTTTATGATCAATTGGTGATGGGGATTGGTGGTGGTTCTCGAGTTCTTATCAATGATTTAAGAGCTAACGGAGATCAATCAGCTTTTGTTTATCAACCTAAACGAAACGAAGGGCTTGGAGGAATTAATTTATAATGTATCCAGATTTCAAAAAGTTTGTAAATCTCATTGGTCACGATATTACAATTTCAGGACATGGGACCTTACCAAGGTCTGAAACTCCCTGTCGAGTGGAAACTAAGCAAAGAGTCATTAGTTATTTGGTTGGAATTCCAATTGTTGAAACACATTTTGAAAAGATTGTCAATCTTCCCGAACCAGAAGATGGTGTTTACTACATTGTAAGCAGAATTGTAATGGACTTTGTTTCATTTGATCGAGAAGATGTATTTTGTGTAGACACTGGTCCTACAGCAGTTCGTGATGAGAATGGTCAAGTAGTAGCAGTTACTCAGTTATCATTATGAGTGATCCAGAATTTATTGAATCACAAGAATGCCTCAACATTGCTCAACAACTTGTAGAGAAATACTACATGTTTGTTGGGTATGTTGATTTAAGTTTAGTTCATTTTGTTGAGATGGATGGATATAAAGGCAAAAATTCACCTCCTTATATCATGTCAGGTATTACTCAGTCCTGGGCTAAAGACATAATCAGATCTTTTGGAAGTTCTAAAATTTATTGTTTTGGAGTTTGGTCTGAGCTTTGGGAAGAGCTAGAACAGTCCAAAAAAGAATGGATTATTTTTAGAGCTTTATATTCTATTAGTCCAGCATTAGATGGAAAGATTAGAAATGTTGACATTCAAGATTATGGATTTATTGTTGAATATTTTGTAAGAACTGGTTTTGGACCTTATTGGATGGAAAAAGAAAATCTTCCATCGCTGTTAAAAGGTAGCGATGTCTTACCTCTGGTGATACCATTGTCAGATAATGATTAGCCAAAGTTTTTACAATAAATATCGTCCTAAGACCTTTTCTGATGTAAGAGGAAGCAAAGCTGCTGAAATTCTTGAGTTACAGATCAAGAACAATAAAACTTCCCATGCTTATATTTTCGCTGGTCCTCCCGGTACTGGTAAAACTACTTTAGCAAGAGTAATGTCTTCTTATTTATTGCAAGACAAAGATGGTCTTGTTTATAATGACCAACATCCAGATGTTTATGAGATTAACTGTGCTGTCAACAATGGAGTTGACCATATTAGAGAAAAAGTTGTTCAGTTATCTCGTTTAGCTCCAACATCAGGAAAGTATAAGATTTTTATTCTTGATGAAGCTCAAATGCTTACAACTCAAGCGCAAACTTCACTTATCAAGTTAGTTGAAGAACCTCAGCACTACTTGAAGTTTTTCTTTTGCACTACTGATCCGCACAAAATCTTAAGAGCTATTCACACAAGATGTCAAACATTTTTAATGAAAAAAATGACTAATGTTCATTTAGTTAATTTGCTTTCTGATGTTTGTAATAGTGAAAAATTAGAATACGAAATCCCCGCTTTAGAATTAATATCAAAAGAAGCAGAAGGTTCACCAAGAACTGCTTTATCAATTTTAGAACAAGTTTCTGTAAGTGAAATTACAGAAGATTTTGTTAGAGAAGTTCTTGATCAATCTCCAAAGCAAATATCTATGGAGCTTGCATTTGCTATAGTAAGTTGTAACTATGCTTTTGCTTTTAGAATTATTCAAGCTTCATATGCTGAAGGGAGAAATCTTTCAAGTCTTATCATTGAAACATCTAGTATATTTCTTACTGCCTTTAAGTATATAGCTATCAAAACCAGGAAATCAGAAAGAAATCCTGAAATAGAAAAGATAGCTCAATCTGTGGATACTCTGTATTTAATTGAATTATCCGAAGATTTGTATAATATTTCAAAAAACATAAGGCAAACTGTCTCAGAGGATATCTTAGTTACTACTGGTATTCTCAAAACTATAGAAAAATACGCAAAAAGTAAAGCGTAAGATGAATTAATAATATTGTTTAGTGCCTTCGGGAGTTTTGATGGCAACCGAAGATTTCAGAATTGTAAGAATAGTTAATAAAGCAAAGAAGGGCGATGAGAGATCATTCAAAAAATTGCTTAAAATGGTTGAACCTGATTTAAAGAAAATTGCACCTCACTTTTTTATTGTTGGCGGAGATAAAGAAGATGTTATGCAAGAACTTAGATTGGGAGTTTATAAAGCAGTTAATTCATATGATTGCACTAAAGACACAACATTTAAAAACTTTTGTGTCAACTTAGTTTGTAAAAGACATCTTGCTACAGCTATCGCATCTGCAAAAAGAATGAAAAATTCAGCGTTGAATGATTCAGTTTCTCTCGATGCCCCTTTTATTTTAAATGATGATGGTAATTATCACTCATTAGGAGATTATATTCCTGATAAGAAAAATCCTTATGATGAATCTCCTCCAGTAAATTTACTTGAAGATATTATAGTCAGAGAAGAATTGGAAATCAATTCGGAATTACTCATGGATAAATTAACACCTTTGGAAGCAGATATATTTGTTGAATATGGTTTAAATTCTTCATATAAAGAAATATCAAATAATTTAAGTGTCCCAGCAAAATGTGTTGATAATGCCTTGACTAGAATTAGAAAGAAAGCATCTGAAGTTTATGACCAATTCAAGATTGATGAAAAAAAGGATGCGTCTCATAAAACACCAAAAAATAAATCATGATAAATTTTCTTCGCATTGCTTCTGTTCTTGATAATTTAGGATGTTTTAAACTTTCTGACAGATTTACAAAATTAGCTATTGATCAATCAGATTTAGATTTTGATAAAGTTTATAGCAATCCAGAAACATATTCTGATCGTGTCATAAACAGATCAAGAAAAGAAAATGTTGATCCTCTTCAAATTATGTCAGAAGAAAAACCAATATCAGATCCTTCAAAAGATCCAATGGATCAATTAGAAGAAGCATCTAGAGGCATGCGAGAGTATTCTGAGCTTTATCCAACAATTGTTCTTTTTCCAGAAAATGGTGTTTGGAAATTCTTCTACACAGACCCACTTTCATTCAAAACTTTATCTAAAGGATCCGATAAAGATGGAAAACTTATTACTGATCAGTTGAGTGTTCCTGGATTGACAGAAATGTACAGCGATGAAGAAGACGCTGAGAAATTAAATCATGAAGTTGTTTATACTACTGATTTAACCCTTGAAGATAATTCAACAGAAGAAGCTATTAGGAAGGTTAGAAATAGATTTCCAGATGCCACAATTGATTATATGTTCAATGGTGTTGATGACAGAGAATTTTTTGACGAAGAAAAAGACATAGAATTATAACTTGCTTACATCTCTACAATGAAGTAGAATGTGCATATGGAAACTTCAATTGTTGATGTAGTTATCGGTATGCAGTATGGTGATGAAGGTAAGGGAAAGATAGCCAATCAAATGGCTGCATCAGGTGAATATGACTACGTTATCCGCTTTAATGGTGGAGGAAATGCTGGTCATACAATTTACCTCAATGGAGAGAAAATTGTTACACATCTTGTTCCTTGTGGTGTTTTGCATGGCATTCCTAGTGTCATTGGTAATGGTTGTGTTATCAATACGCAAAAATTATTTGACGAACTTGCGTATCTTAAAGGACTTGGATTTGACACAACGCTTCTGAAGATTGCAGAAAACGCACACATAATTACCCAAGATCATATTGACGAAGATTCCAAAGATACAATTATTGGAACAACTCGCACTGGAAATGGCCCTTGTTATAAAGACAAAGTTGGTCGTACAGGTCTTCGTGCCAAAGACATTCCAGAATTAGAACCATATCTTGTTGATATGTATAGTCTTATTCATTCTTCCCCAAAGAAATTTTTAGCTGAAGGTGCTCAAGGGTACTGGCTTGATATTGACTTTGGTGATTATCCTTACGTCACTTCCTCAAACACAGGAGTAGGAGCAGTATTAAATAATGGTTTCAATTATCAGCAAATATGGAATGTTGTTGGGGTTATCAAGTGTTATTCTACCTATGTTGGAGCTAAAGGATACCAAAAAGATGACGAACGATTTGAAAAGTTGCGTGAGATTGGTCAAGAGTACGGAGCCACTACAGGAAGGTCAAGACAAATAGATTGGCTCAATATTGACGAAGTAATTACAGCTTGTCAAATGAATGGTGTTACAAAGCTAATCATCAACAAAATGGATGTTCTTCGGCAAGTTGATAGTGCTTGGAATTATTATAAGGACAATATATTGACTTCTTGTGCAAATGAAGATACATTTATAAATAATATCCGCAAAGAAATTGGAAATGTTCTTCCTGGTACATGGGTTCAATTCCAGGGGCAACTACATTGAAATTTACATTTGACAAATCACAAGTCTTGAAATTCCTATCATTCGTAAACAGAATAGAAAAAACTAGACTTGTCCAAAAAGAGAATAAAAATAACTCTTTGATTTTCCTACCTAAAGACAATAATCTTAATATATTTCTTGAAAATGGAATATCTGGATGCTATTTCAATTTGCATACTAGCTGCACATCAGATGAGAGTTTTTCCGTAGATATTAGTACATTCTTCAACTCAATATCTAACTTCCCTGTCGATGATATTCAGTTTGCTTATATCTCAGATAAAAACTCATTAATCATGGGTAACAAGAAAACTAAAGTAGTTCTTGAAACTTCGTTGATTGATGATGCTGAGAAGATTTATTCTGATTTTTTTACGACTGCTTCTGAATACAATACATTAGATGCTAAAAATATTTCAGAAGCTATCAATAACACATCATTCTGTACTGCTCCAGAATATGATGAATTTCCATACTCAAGCTTACTTTTATTTGAAGAAGATAACCTTTTCCATGCTGTTGCTTCAGACAAGCACAGGATAGCTATTTATGGACAAACATATAGAGACCAAAAATCTATCTTGCTGTCTAAAATTTCCAGTGATTTGATTACATCAGTGCTCAATTTCTCTGATAGCTTCGAATACACAATAACTAAAAGTAAGTTTTATATCAAGTGGGATGATGGTGTATTTTTTACTTCTTGTGAAAATAATACTTATCAAACTGTATTTCAAAATCTAGTTAACTTTTTTAATGACGCTCAAGATATTTTTAGCGTAACAGTACCTAGAGATGAACTACAAAAATCCATGAAGTTTATTTCTTCTATATCTAGTTCACATACTGTCAACTTCTCATTTAAAGAAAATACATTGAATTTGTCAGCAGTAACATCTGGAAAAGGTGGAGCATCTGATAAAATAACACTAGAAGAGAATGTTAAAGATTTTGGAGCTATGTATCTTTCAAACCATATAATTAAACTTTTAGATCATGTTTCTAAAAATGTTATATTCAATTTCAAAGATTACAATGATTTCGCTCTATTGATTGTTGAATCAAACCAAACTAAATATCTAATCTTCCCGATGCAATAATATGTCAAGAATATACACTGGATCTATCAATTTAGTAAAGAACAAAATCAAAGATGAGTTTCCTAATAAGAAACTCATCTTTGTTGATAATGCTACTGAATCAAGTGCTAGTTTTTCAATATTTTTTGACACAGATAAAATATTTCTTCATGTAAATCCTAACATAGAAAATTTGAAAGTTATCTCCAGTGATATAGATAAAAAACGTGGCACTCATTTCTTATATTATGAAGAAGATAGCTACGATGGAAGAAACTCATTAATTCAATCAATCAAAAAAGCTGGAAATATATTTGATTTGTCTTATCCTCTATATGGTGATTTAGGTGGATATAAGAGACACATAAATAATATCCTTAGTAAAAAAGAAACAAAAATATCTCCCGAAGCTATGAGTTGGTTAGTTAATAATCCTCCTATCTTGAGAATTAAGTCAAAGTCTGCCAATAATAAAAAAGAAGTTCTTGTTTATGACATTGATCTTTTGTCACAAGAAATAAGTAAAATATGCAGTTACACAAATCTTATAAATGTTGATGATTTTGCTAATTGTTTATTTAAATCAGAAACAGATATTTTTGAATTCATTGAAGCTTTACTAGATAAAGATATAAGTAAAGTTCTTGAAAAATCTGATGAAATGATAGAAGCAGTTACTGATCAAGGGTTGCTTCTCATACTTCTTTATCAACTTCATTTCTTACTTGTTTGTCAGGATTGTAAGGAAAAGAATATATACAGCCCTGACACTGTTTTATCTATATTGGAAATGGAAGACGTATTAGGTAAGTATTTGGGTGAAGATTACAACAAAGTCACTTACCAAAAGAAATCTCAAAATCCAATACGTGTCAAGATAGAAATTGGCAAAAGACGTTTACAATCATCTAAGAATATTTGTTCTATGATTGAGTTAGTTGTAGATACTATTATTGATTTGAGAGATACTGGAAACAAAACTTTAGCTTTACCTATATTGTTTCATAAACTTGTAACTGTATAAACTATTTATGATCGAAGACAAGTATGAAGTTATAAATGACCTAATCAAGGAATATAAAGCGAAAAAAAATCAGTCTTTATTGTTTCAGATATTAGATTTTTATAAACCTCTATTCTTGTCTTCTGTCAAAAGATGTATTCAAAAAGATAATAGATTATCAAGACATAGAGAAGATTTTCCTCAAGAGTTTATTTTTGTCCTAAAGAAACTCGTAGATAATTACGATCCAGATTTATCTTACTTCTCTTATTATTTGTCTACTAGAATAGATATCAACTTATTTAGATATTTAACAGAAAAGTATTTTCACAAAGAAGAACTTTCAGAAGAACACACATTTGAAGAAAAATGTGAAGATCCATTTAACAACATAGATACTGTAATCACTTTACATGAAGCAGTTAATAAACTTCCAGAAAAAAGTAAGGAAGTTATTACTATTTATTTCTTTGAAGAATTCGATCAAAAAGAAGCTGCAGAAAAACTAGGAATTACTCAAGGTGCATTTTCTAAAAGATTATCTAAAGCTCTTGAACAATTAAAAAGCATGCTTGGTGAAGATTTTTTGTTTGACTAGGAATATATTTTAAGTTTTTTTGTATTATGTAATTATGTTCCATCAAAACCCTTAAGACAATACAAGTATGTCTGGGGGTTATTTTCTTTTAAGGGGAGAAAATAAAGTGTCTGAAAATAATCCAAACGACATGATTTACAACTGGCGCAATGAACTTAAGTCTCATCAAAATGGCGCGTATGTTGTAGCTAGTAGTCAAGCTCAAAAATTAAAAAATCAAGGTTTTGATAAGTCACAGATTGTTGAGTTATTAGCAGCTGATAATTGTGATTTAGATTTAGCTAACAGAGTTGCTTCAGTATTATTTGATGAAAATAATGAAACAGCGGTAAATTCAGTTGTTGAAGTTGCTGTTGTTCCTACTAAATATTCAGATTGCGCTCCAATTATCGAAAGAACATTATCAAAAGTTAGTGCTAGAGAATTTGCTAAGAGACTTTGCTCTGGTGATCATGCTATTATCAAAACAGATGATAGAGGATTGAACTATTTACAAAGATTAGCAGAACTTGCTCAAGGCTCTTCTGTTGGAATGAAAAATTTACATATTGCAGTTAAACCATATATCGAAGAAACTCTTTTGAATAATGTCTTAATTGCACAATCCCAAGAAGCAGAAGTAAAGACTGCTTCTAAAAATAAATATGTTGTATCTATGAGAAAAGGAACTGCAGATGTTGATTTAAGCAATGCAACATCTACTAGTGAAAAATTTACTCAAGGCAACTATTCAAGTTTTGGTTTAGCAGATGAATATATGGTAAAAGCTGCTGACACTGTTTCTCCTTACGCTAGATTGAAAAGAGCATTGAGAGATTAGTTTTATATCTTTTTAGCAAACAAGCCGCTTTTTACAAGCGGCTTGTTTAGCTTTGTATAACACTTAAAATGGAACCTAATAACGAAACTGTAGACGCATTAATTGTCCCTACAGATGGACCTAAAAAACCATCAAAAATGTTCAGAGATTTGAAAGAGGGAGACCAACCAATTGTTCCTCTTCCTCCAGATAATATGAATGACATTTCCTATCCACAATTTATAGAACCAAGATGTGTAATTTGTACTTCTCCTTTTAGAGATTTAGTCGAACATGTTTACTTAGACACTGGAAAGAAAAATCAAGCTGTAATTGCTTTTTTCACTGAACACTTCGATGCTAAATTAAACTGGATGCAAGTTAACACTCATATGGAAATGCATTGTGATTTCAAGAAAATTTCCATCTCAGGTCTTAAGAATTATGAGCAAAGAGAAGAACTTATTGCTCCTTGGATTTTTAGAGAACATCAACTAGCACTTACTGCTTTACTTGTAGAACTTGATGATATCAGAGGTATTGACTGCTCAAGAAACAATGAAATGAAACTTAAGAGAGCAGCAATGGTTGAGAAACTTATTACCAAGATTATGATGCTCAAGGATGCTAGAGATAATCAAGGTATATATAATATTAATATATTTGAGATTTTAGCCAAGCTTCATGAACAAATGGACACTGAAGCAGATAAAAGAAAAATAAGAGAAGAAATTCAAGTATTAAGGCATAAGATACAACAAGATAATTAATGAGAAAACCAAATACAGCGAAGCAATCTCAGCTTGATTTAAAAAACCAATTATTGCAGCAAGCAAACTCTGTCACTGATTTTTTAAAAGATTCAGGATATGCTTCAGAGTTTTTGGATGAAATACTTCCATCAACAAGAGCAGAAGTTGCTCCTCCCTCACTTCCAGAAAAAACAAGATTTAATCCAGATCAAATTGTTGATATTGTTACATTTATAGAACATCCTTATTTCTGTAATCTAAGACCCTATCCATGGCAAAAACTTATACTTAAGTGTTTTTATATGGGACAAGAAGGCAATACAAACCTTAAAATTGAGGACACAATAAATGAAACTGATTGTGATGGATGTGTTTGGAAATATATTCATGATAATGAAAAAGTTTTTCACAAAAATTACAAAGAAGGCAAACAGTTTAAAACAATATTCAGTATTGTTAACTCTCCTTGCTTACAATGCAAAAGACAAGACAGCGAAATAAAGAAAACAAGATATCAAGCTGCAAAAGATGAAGCTACTAACCCTGATGCAGAGAGACAAGTTGTTACACTTGAAGAAAGACCTATTATTGACTGCTATCAATCTGAACTTGACTTAATTAATGCAGAAGAGTTTGATCCAAAATTAAGAATGCAAGTACTGGATAAAACTTCTAAAAGATTTAAGTTTCAAGAGCTTGTATTAGTACTTGGTAGACGTTCAGGTAAATCATTCCTTGTGTCTGTTATGGCACTTTATGAACTATACAGATTGATTTCTATGGGACATCCTCAATCTAGATATGGATTGATGGAATTTGATGAAATAGTCCTACTTAATGTTGCTAGAAATGAAGAGCAAGCTAAAAAAGCAATCTTCTCCAAAATCAAACAAACAGTTCTTGCTTCTCCATTCTTTGCTCCTTATATTGGTAAAGATACAGAACTTGAAATGCGTTTTTACACTGAACATGACAGGAAAGAAAATGATAGAAGGTCTGAACAAGGTCTTAATCCATTCTCAGGTAGTTTAGTTCTTAGATGTGGTTCAAGTAATGCATCTGGTCTTGTTGGTCTTACTTGTTGGACAATCATCATGGACGAAGTTGCAGCTATGGCAGGAGACAATCCTGACTCTGGTGTTGACTATGCTCTTTACGATGATCTTAAGCCATCTCTAGCTACATTTGGCAGAGATGGAAAAATGATGCTTCTTTCTAACCCTAAAGGTCCTATTGGTCTCCTTTATGACTTACATGAAAATAGATTAGAAGACCAAAACACACTTGTTATGAAGCTTCCAACTTGGCTTACTAATCCAAACATTGATAAAGCTTGGTTAGATGATCAAAAAAAGAAAAACCCAGTTGAATATCAGATGCAATATGGAGCTGAATTTGGAGCATCTTCTTCTGATCCTATGTTTGCGCAAGATGACATTGAAAGAATGTTTAAAAGCATGTCAATGGTCAAAAGAAAAGAATTTGCAACTGGATTTTTTGATTACTTCTGTCACTTAGATCCTGCTAGAACTTCTGACTATTATGCTCTTGTTGTAGCTCATACTGAAAACATGTATGGAACAGTAGGTCCTGACTTCAAACCACTAAAGAGAGTTATCATAGATCATATTCATTATTGGAACCCTATGACTAAAAATCAGCCCGTAAAAGAAAAAGATGTTGAAGAATATGTTATTGATTTACACAGAAGGTTTAGATTTAAACAAGTTTCTATTGACCAGTGGAATTCACAATCTTCTCTTATCAGATTGCAGTCTCATGGTGTTCCTATTGTAGAAAAACAATTCAACAAAGAATATAAAGAAAAAATATATACTGAAGTAGCTCAACTTGTTCGAGATGATCGTATTGATATTTATGATTTGTCTGGAGGAGCTTATTTTGATTACGATAATAAACTCGTTCCATTGAATGAAATACAAGAAGCTAAAACTCAATTTTTATTTTTACAAAAGAAATGGAAGGGTAAAAGATATTACATTGAAGCGCTGTCTGGATATAAAGATGACATATGCGATGCTGTTGCTGCAGTATGTTATGAGTGCTTGACAAATAAAATTATGAAAAGATTACCAAGATCCAAAATGGTCAACTTAAATAGAAGATAAATTTTAAAGGTTATTAATATTTTTAATAAGAAAAAATCATTATGTCTAAGAATGTAAGAACAGCTCAATTTGGTGGTGTTGGAGGTGGAGGGACACCTTCACCGTTTACTCCTGGCAGAAAACCCATGGGTGTTGGTAAAAGTCAAGGGCAAAATAGCGCTGTCAACATGTACATCAATGAAGATGACAGCTTTGAAAGAATTCTTAGTAGAACCCATCAAGATAATGAATACAATGATGACAACATTGAAACAAAACTTACAATGTTCCATAAGCAAAATGTTGAAATGGGTTTTATCAACTACGAACTTACACCATTAGAAAGATTACAAGTTAAATACAGAGCAGTTCTGCATAATTACAAATTGAACTTAGAGAGAGAAGCAGATAGTCTCTTGAAAAACTCTCCCACTTACATCAAAGAAAATTTCAAGACAGATAAAAAACACTTGCAAACTATGGAACAAAGTTTGGAAGCAAGACATAAATATAAGTCTGACACCAAATACCCTAGAGAAGAATACCAAGATCCAGATAGACCATCAAGAATTCATTTTGCTTTATCTGAAGAACAACTAATTCGTATAGCTAGGGAAATAGCTAATCCTGATGATGAGAATTATGCGGTTGGATTATTTGGATCCGAAGTAACTGAACCTGTACCTGGTGAACAAAGAAAATTTGACGAAAGATTTAATAATGTTCCAGAAATGTCATACATTAAATTAGATGGTCAAGATGGTTTTGATGGATTAAATAATTATTTAGACAATTCAGCAAAATCAAATAGAGATGGTTTGTCAGATAAGTATAACGAAACCACCATACAAGATTATCCAAACCCTGATGGAAAAGCTAATGTCAGTCCGGCTCAGTTAGAGAATAAACCAAATCCTGGTGGTCAATATCCAAATGCTAATGATCCAAATATGACAACTGAAGCAAAAATGCATAAAAATAAAATGCCTACTACTTATAGAGATTTTATAAATGCTGATGAAGAAAAAACAGCTACAGAAAGTATTTATCCAGGTTCTGTATTCTTTGGAAATTTAGGACATTCAGTCTAATGAATATTGTTAAGGTTATTGATATCTGCAATTATTTAGATGCTAAAAATAAATATGCATTATCTGACAAAATATTTTCAAAAATTGCAGTATATGGACTAGGTGGTGGTGGCGCTAATGTCACTGATATGCTCATGCACCAAGTTGAATGGGATGAGCGTTTTGAAGATGAAGTAGATGAACTTGACAAAGGTAGACAAGGGGAACCTACATCTTCAGGTTGGGTCAATCCAAGAAAATTAGAACCAGAAGGGCATGGTCAAAATGTTTCTGCAGATGAAATGAATTCTATAGAAGCACAAAATCATCCTGATGAAGTAGATGGCTCTGGAGCTAAAGTAATTATTCCAGACACTTTGGGTGTTTCTGCAATCAATGATCCAACATTTTTGGATAGATTTGAATACGAAAATAGAGATGATGAAGATGCAGCAGTCAGAAGATTGCCAAACAATAGAATTATTTAGGAGAAAATTATGCCAATACCAATTAAACCAGTTCATTCATTAGATTTGCATGCTGAGCTTTTCGATGGTCCTTCTATGGAGGGTCTTGGATTGTCAGACATTCAAATTCAACTTTTAGGAATTACTCCATCTGTAAATAGAGAAGCAGCAAAAGTCAGCACATCATACATCGAAATGCTCAGAACTATTGATGCTAATACAGATGAATTAGTTACTGCAGCTAGTCAAATGGCATTGAATAAAGATGCAAAAGTTTGTTCAGTCCCAACAAATATTACAGACAATGATCTTTTTGCCTTAAAGACAGCTGGATTAGTTACAGGTTATGGAAGATCAGTTGAATTAACTGAAAAAGCAAGATTAGCACTAAGAGATCATTATCTTAGTACAAATACTGTTAATGAATTTAGAAAAGGTAGAACAAAGGACAGATTTGATCTTGAAGAAGCAAGAAGTGTAAAAGCTAGCTCTTCAAGATTTAAGAAAGTTGGTGGCTGACTGAACCTCAGCGAACCTAGTTCAGAGTTCGATATTAGATTTATAGCAGACAATGACAAGTTGAGATCTAAAGGTCTTATGTTTGCAAAACCTTTAGGTGAAGACGAAGTTGTATTTTTTGCTTTTGATTATCCTGATTGTTATTCGTTTTGGAATAAAAATGTAGATTTTGGTTTATCTTTAGCTTTTTTAGATAAAGATTACGAGATTTTAGATATCAAAGACATGGATGCTCATAGTGAGAAATCATGTGTTCCAAAATCTAATAATGTTCAATTTGTTGTAGAAGCAAATCAAGGGACATTCAAAAACAACAAAATAAAAATTGGAGATAAGCTGATTTTAAAGGGAAAAAAGCTTATTTTAGATAAAGAAACTAAATAAATACATACAGGACTTCTTGTTTTTCAATAAGAAATCACTAATGTATTCTTTCTTGAGGAGAAAAAACAATTATGGCAGATAGAATTTTCCCAAACAGAATTCAAGAAGAAGCTCTTGATTCTGACCTTGTTTTCCAAGGAATTGATTGGGACAACTTTAATGAAAGACTAGCCAAAGCCAAAGAGCCTAAAAAAATGGATGATAAAACCAAAAAGATGCTTCAAGAGCTTGGCGATAAGAAAAAACCATCAAAAGAAGATGCAAAAGATCTTACCGATGTCCCTAAACCATTAAGAAAGCATGTTAAAGAACAACAAGATGCTGCAGACAATGATGAAGATGATGTCGATAATGAAGATGTCGATAATGAAGATGGTGATGAAGATGGTGATGAAGATATGGTCAGAAAAGGACCTAAGAAAGCAACAAAGAAAGCATCTGTTGTTTTCAATCATCCTTCACAATTAAGTGCTGAAGCTGTTGAAGCTGCTATTGCTTCTGGTGATAAAGCATTAGCTAATACTATCTTAGCTGCAAGACATGAAAGAAGAGTAAGACTTGCTAGCAAAATTCAATCACAAATTGAAGCTGAAAATGATAAGACTGTAAAACTTGCACAAAGAAGAGCTTACAGAGAACAACTTGTCAAGATCGCTGCAAAGAAAGATGAAGAAGTTAACAAAGAGTGCGAAAGCTGTGGCAAGAAATATGCTGGTGAAAGCTGTGGTTGCACTGCTGAGAAAGAAGCTGGTTATTCAAAGTCTGATATGAAGATGAAGAAAGCTACAAACTTATCAAGTGCATCAAAGCAAGCATTTGCAGCTAAAGCATTAGCAGAAGGTTTTCCGCAAGAATACATTGATGCTATGTTAGGTGAAACTGTTGTTGCTAGTAATGACTTGGCTGAAATCAAGAATGTTATGGCTTCTGAACTTAACTCAAATGTCAAGAAAGCTGCTGTTTCTTCTATGATCAAAGTTGCAACACTTACTGACTCTGATTACTCCAGATTAGTTGACTACTGGAAGAATGAGTTAGGTTACGGTGACCAAGAGTGGATCGACGCACTCTTTACAAAAAAATACGATAAATAATTCCTCAAGAATAATGTCCCAGGAGATTTCTCCTGGGACAAATCTTAGAGCAATACCAGGATACAAATATGAGTAGATTTAAGAAAGTAAACGAAACAGAAAATATCCCAAGTTTCATTGAAAAGAGATTTGTTGGATCTCAAGTTAATATCGAAGAAGATCCTTATGCAGAGTTAAAAGCAAACTCTGCTGAAAATCAATTTAAAATCTCTAAAGAAACTATTGGTTTAAAGAAAGAAGCTTCTATTTTCGAAAAGTCCTGGGAAAAGATTTCTGGAGCTTCAATGTACCAAGACTATAGAGGTGAAAGCATTGCAGACAGAATTCTTTCTCAAGAATTAGGTGCTATCAAGAGAGCTGATTATGGAACCGATGAAGGTACTAATGCAAGAACTACTACTAGTGGTTTAAAAGCATTTTCAGCTGATGAATATATGGATTGCATGCTCAGAGGTTCTGCTAATATTTTCAATCCTGATATGATTGCAATTTCTGAAGAATTCCTCAATAGTCAATCTTCTAGCAGCGAACAATCAGTTGTTGAATTACAAAGAAGAAGAGAAGCTAAGGCTTCTAAACATCAAAGCTGGGAAGAAAAGCAAATTAACAACTTAAGAAAGTCTCAAGTTGTTAATAATAGAGCACACAATATCCTTAGAACTTCTAACGATTTAGAGCATACATCACAATTTGGTATGATCGATCCAGAAGTTTTAGATGCAAGAGAAGCTCAAAGAGTAGCAATGCAAAATAAGAATAGAGAATCAAGATTAGCTATTAAGAAAAACATTGCTGATGAATTTGAGACAAAAGCTCAAAACAGAGCACAAACCGTTGCAGATATTTACAGAAATATTGATTTAGATTTTGATATAGACTAATGAATAAATATTCTAATTTTGAAATGCCAGCAGCATCAGGTCCAGGTGGTCCAAAAAATATTGAACTTACTGGAAATGAAGAAGCTGGAGTAAGTAAGAAGGATGCGAAAAAATTGCTTGACGAAGTTAAGTCAAGCAATGATCCTCAGAAGTTAACTGAAAAGATAACTTCTGTTGCTGATAACGTTCAAAATAAGGATTTACAAAAGAAACTTTATCATTTATCTGACACTACTCAGATGGCAAGTGATCCAAAGAAAAGAACAAAAGATCCACAAACCGGAGAGTTAGATCCAGGTCCTGATCAATATGCTGACAAAATAGCAAGAGAATTTTTAGCAGAGGTCAAAGCAGTGTACAATTTTAGAGAATCACAAAAAGTACAACAAAGAAAAAAGAAAACTAGAGGCAATCCATTTCGTGTTTTAATGGGAAAAGTGGGTAAATTGCTTGACCACGGTGTTGAAAAGAATGACATTGTAAGAACTATTGCTAAACTCAAATTTTGGGAAAAACCAATGATTGAGAAAGCAGTTGAAATCGTTCAAGATTATAACAGAAAGCAAAGAAGCAAAAAAGATGATGACGAGAAAACTGCTGAAAGTGTTGATCTTGATAAATTAAAAATTCAAACCAAAGAAGTAAAAGACACAATAGATCAATTAAAAGATTTAGCATCTAAAGGCAAGAAGACAAAAACTGCAGCTATAGATTATGATAGAAAACCTGATTTTAAAAAAAGATCAACTGGTGAACTTGTAGCTAGAGTATGCTATCTTTTAGATTTACAGGATTATAGCAAAAATACCAAACAAGGTGATTTTAAAGATCCTGAAAGCAAGAAAGGTGTTACTGAAGAACTTAAACAAATCAAAAGTGCATTGGTAGATAGAGGATTTGACAAAGAAGAGCTATCAATGTTGGGATTAGGCAATTAATATGGAAAACGGATACAAAATCGAAACAAAATATACTAGTCATGACCCAGAGAAAATTAATAAATTCTTAGGGGGAGATAGTTTATTCAAGGTTATCGGAGATCTTTTGGAAGATGTTAAGGGTAAACATTCTTTTGTATCCAATCCTTTAGAAGATATGGAACATTCTCATTTTGATATGGCAAATCCTATTGTTATTGATTTTATGAGTTCTGGTGGTCCTGAAGGTTTAGGGAAAATTCTTAAGTGCTCCCCTGAAGAAAGAATAACTAGATTGTCAAATCTTTTGAATAGATTTACTTCTATCAAAACAGCAAGCCAAAGAAATATCTTAAGGTATTCCTATATGGCTTTACAAAACTTTATTGATAAAAATAATTCTGCTGCAAAATTTGAAAGATTAGCATACAAGAACAATGAAAAATCATCTGGACATTGGCAACTTGAAGCACTAAAGGGCATTGATGACTTGATGAACTTTGCAGATGAAAACATCAAAATTGCTTCATTGAAAACTGCTAGAAAATATGTTCTTTCAGGCGATGAGCAAAAAATCAAGAAAGTATCTAAATATATTCATGATTGTTACTCTTATATTACTCCTAAAGAAAATAGAAGAGTTGCGTATACTACTTTATCAACTCAAGCTAACGAACCTTATTTACTCTGTCCAAAAGGAAAATTCCAAGGTTACAAGTCCCCAGTACCTATGGAAATTTCAAAGTGTGTCAACAACTGTATTGACAGCAGATTAGATAAAGATGGTGTTGTTAGCTGTGGATATCAAGATTGGTTAAAAGTTGCTTTCCAAACTCATGATGAAGTTATGGCAAGACTTGATGTTCATACACATCCAGATAATGAAGCTAATGCTCTTGAATTAAAAGAAGGTGAAAGATCTAAGAAATTAACCGAAGGTGAAATCGGTTATGAAGCTAGATTTGATCAAAGCACACAAGGTGCAAATAAAGTTAGAAACAAATCTAACTACGAAGATTCAATTGAGACACAATTATCTGACAATAAAGCTGTCAAATGGGGTCATCAACAAGATGACAAACCTGTAAAGAGACCTAAGCAAGCACAGTCTGAACATACTAAAGTTATCAATGATCAACTTGCTCCAGAAAGAAAAGATCAAAAGGGAACTTCTTATTTGGAAGAACTCCTTAGAAAACTTAATAATACTTCTTCTGACACTGAACATGTGAGAGAAGAACAATTAGAAGATGCTGGATTAATGGGTCATCGTGGTGAAATGGAAAGTTCATTCGCAGAACAACTTTCTCACAAGAAATCTAATCCTTTGCATATTTCAGAAGAGATAAATAAAGATGCTGGTGATGGAGACGATATGACAGTCTCACAACATCTTAATAAATCTGCAAGCAAAGTAGAGAAAAATCAAGAACAAATCCTCAATGAAACTAGAAAGAAAAATGTTGTGGATGTTCCAAAAGATGAGCAATTAGACGCTAAAAGAACTAACAAAAAAGACATCGACAAAACTATTGAAGAACTTCTTTCAGATGCAAACGAAGATTGGGGACATCAATATTCAGATGATGATTTGAAAAATTTTGCTCACGAATTGGGACTTGACTACTCATTAGAAGAACTTAGAGAAGATTAGTATGTGGTATAGAGTAGTTAAAGCAAGTTTTGGTGGAGCAGCTGTGCAACAAAATGATGAAAACGTTTTTGTTCTAGCTCCTGAAACATTACAAGTACTCAACCCTTCAAAAGTTTCTATAGTAAATAATTCATCTGACAATGTTGAAGAAGTTTCGCTTGAACCCTCTGAAAGTTTAGAGGGTCAACTAGCTGAAATACGAGATGAAGACGATGTAGATGTCAACATGTCTACCAAAGAAAGAGGAAATGGATCCCAGTATTTCTTTAATGGTGCAGGATACACTAGAGCCAATTCAGGTAAGGGAGCTCCTATGTTTTGGCAGAATGTCCCATCTAATCAAACCTGGGTATAATATATCAAATGGCAAATAGAATTTCACTTGCCTCCGCTATTCGAACTTCAGCAAATCAAGTAACAGGTGAAGGAACAAAATCAAGTAGTGGGGATGATGTAAAAAGAAGTTACGCAAACAGTAGAATAGGATTGGGTTTAGGTCCATCTGTAAAAACTGCTAGTGTAAACACAATTACAACCTCGCCTAACTTTTACTCACCGTTTCTTACTCCATCTTCGTTTCAAATTCCAAACGCTCGTCGTGAAGTTTATCTTTGGGCAAACTGGTGGAGAAACAATGAACCAAAAGTTGCTGCAGCTATTAACTTCTATACTAACTATCCATTTTCAGGTTGGAAGTTAGAATGTTCTTCAGCATACGTAAAAGATTATTACGAAAAACTTGTTGAAAAACTTAATTTTCAAAGATGGCTGCCTGAAATTTCCAAAACTTACCACTTATTAGGTGACTGTTTTCCTCTTCTTTCAATTGATTGTCCACATTGTCATGGCACTAACTGGAATGAAAAGAAAAATGAAGAATGCACTCATGATGGTGCTACTTGGAAATCTGTTACAATTTTAAATCCTGACAATGTAATTAAATCCTCAGGTATGATTGACACTCCTGGAACTTATGCTTATCGTCCATCAGCAGAAGAAGTTCGTGTTGTAAATGAAAGACATCCTAAAGAAATTTACAACCAAATTCCTGAAGAAGTCAAAAAGATGATTATGAGAAATGAGCCAATTAAGTTGAGCCCTATTTCCATTTATCATTTCAAATATGGTTCAAACTCATGGGAAGATTATGGAGTTTCTATGATCAGACCATTGTTCCCAATCTTAACTTACAAAGATAAACTACGTCAGGCACAGTTCATGATTGCTGACCGTTTAATTATTCCAATTAAAGTAGTTAAGATTGGTAGTGATGTAAGACCAGCATCACAAGAAGATATTGATAATGTTCAAGATGAATTAGCTTCTATTGCTAATGATCCAAACTTAACACTTGTAACTCACCATAACTTTGATATGGAATGGTATGGAGCTACAGGTAAAATTCATCCTCTTACTGGTGAATTTGAATTAATTGAGCAAGAAATCTTAGATGGTGTTATGCTCAACAAGGCTCTCTTAAATGGTGAGGGTCCAACTTACGGAAATGCTCAGGTTGGTCTTCTTGCTATGGCTCAAAGATTAGAGACATTTAGAAGAGAAGTTGCTCACTGGGTTGAGAATAATGTCTTCAAACCTGTTGCTGAATGGAATGGTTTTGTAGTTGAGGGTGAAAGAGGACAAGACGAGTTTGTTTATCCTAAAATCAAATTTGATGATCTTCAACTTAGAGATGACACAGGTAAGTTGCAAATGCTTGTAACTGCAAACCAAAATGGTGTTATTTCAAATGTTTCATTGATAGAAGCTTTTGGTTTTGATTCAGACCAAGAAATTGAAAGACTTCGTTTTGAACAGGGTGCTAACTTTATCAATGATCAAAACTTTGGTTCTCCTAACTTCTCATTAAACTTCTCAAGTGGACCTGTTTCAGGGCAAGGTTTCACTGGGGGAGATGATGGAATGGGTGGAGCTGTTCCTCCAATGCCACCTGATATGGGTGCTCCTCCTCCTGGTGGTGGTGCTCCAGGTGGTGCACCTGCTCCTGGTGGTCCTCCAGCACCAACTGCTGCTCAAAGAAACAAGATGTACAAAATGGCTTCTTCAATTTCAAATGAAATTTACAAAGAAAGAATTGAAGAAAAGATTTCAAAAGACAATACAAGAGTTGCTTCTAAAAGAATTAAATCTGCAGCACATGAAGGTTTCTTGAAATCTATGCAACCTGTTACAGGTAGAGCATTACTTGGTCCTCTTCAAGAAGAATATGATGGTTTGTATGGAGTTTTGAGGACACCATTATTTGGTGGAAACAATTCATTACCTATGAACTACGAAGCACAAGAAGAATTGAGACTTGCTTTACACAGTGAAGATGAATATACAAGAACTGTAGTTGCTAAAAAAGCTGAAAGACCTCAATCAAAGATGTTTACTAATCTTGAGAAAAAACTTTACTCATTAGTAATGACTGTAAACATGCCTTATCCACTTTATGCTCAATATTCTGCTGGACCAACTTTTGATTATCAATTAGATGCAGCTATTCCACATTTGAAAATTGGAATTGAAGCAGATGGTGAAATTTGGCACAACAATCAAGAAAAGATTTCAAAAGATAAAAGAAGAGATTCAGAGTTAGCTTCTAATGGCTGGATTATCATAAGATTTACAGACAAAGAAATTCAAGATCACCCGCAAGATTGTTTAAATGTCCTAGTGAAAGCAATCAAGAGAAGGTCAGGAGTTTCAGATTCAGGTGAAGAATACTTATAATGTAAGTAGGTATATTGTATGTACAATAAACCCGTCGAAATCGACGGGTTTAGAATTTTAAAGGACTAAACAGCTTTTAAATAGAACAGAAACAATTAGTAACTTTAACTCTAAGGATAATATATATGTACA